GTTTCCTTACAAGATCGTACAGGATCCCGTATGGGAAACCAGTATGCCATTGCTTACTATGATTCTTCAGCGTGGTATACGGCACGATGTTCCTCCTGTACAGATTGTAAGAAATGCTGCCTGTCCTGAGACACCGCGTGAAGCATTTGACTTTAAGGTAAGACAGGAGTTTATTCTAAACAAATTTCCTAAAGCACTTGACAATCCTGTGCTCGGGTACTATCCTCCTAGTGGATTTGTAGGATGGCACACGAACTATGGTGCCCCAGGGTGGATTATATTGTTTAACTGGTCTGAGACTGGTGATGGTTATTTTCGGTGCTGGAAGGACGGTCAGTTGAGAACCCTGCCTGACGCTCCCGGTTGGAGTGCCAGAGTAGGTCTATTCCGTCCAGAACAAGAGCACGAATTATGGCACTGTGCTCGGACGGAGTGTCGCAGGTTTTCTTTCTCTTATCGTTTCGATAATCCACTTGATTGGCAGGCAGCAGTTGACTGTATAGTTGGTGTCTGATATAATGACCGAGGACTACATTATTATCTCATGGGAAGACCCGAAGGGTTTTGGAAGTACCAGGAGGACGTGACACTAAAAGAACTGGAAGATTATCTTGCCGGTACTTATCGTTCTCACTACACTTCCGCTGAGTCTAAAACTCAAACACTTGATCTAATTGAAAGCATCGGTGACGCTGAGTCGTTCACACGATCAAACGCTATTAAGTATCTGTCTCGCTTTGGTAAGAAAGATGGGAAGTCCAAATTGGATATCCTCAAAGCGATTCACTACTGTGTGCTCCTTTACCATTTCTCTGGTATGCACGCACAAACCTCTAATTATAATGAACGATGAAACTGTCTGATAAGACCCATAAGATCCTCCAGAACTTTACTTCCATCAACCAGTCCCTTTCTTTTAAGGAAGGACGTACAATCCGCACGATCTCTCCCATGCAGAACGTGCTGGCGGAAGCAGAGATCGAGGAATATATTCCTAAGGACTTTGCTATCTATGACCTTCCGCAGTTCCTGAATACTGTCGCATTGTATCGCGATCCCGACATCGACGTATCTACAGAGGATACTCATGCTATGATCCGTGAAGGGAAGATGAACCGCTCGAAGTATTTCTTCAGCGATCCTAGCGTGATTATTGCTCCTCCTGAGAAGGAGATGAAGTTGCCAACCGAAGATGTATGCTTTGTTGTTCAGGATGAGCAACTGCGACGCATCATGAAGTCTTCTGGCATCCTGGGTCTACCTGATCTTTCTGTTGTTGGTGAAGCAGGTGTCGTCAAACTCGTGGTTTCTGACCGCAAGAACGATACATCTAATGACTTCCAGATCGTTGTTGGAGAAACATCGGCAGAGTTTTGCTTTAACTTCAAGATTGAAAACATTAAACTGGTCCCTGGAAGCTATGAAGTTGTCATCTCACGAAAGAATTTGGCACGGTTTGTCAACAATGCCCTCAATCTTACGTACTTCATCGCCCTGGAACCCGACTCCAAATACAATGATTGATAAAGAATCTAAACAGGACAAATGGAATAGAGGACTTGACCTCTTTATTGAGTCAGTCCTTAAACCCGATACCAAACTCCGTCAGTGTGCTCACAATCAAAAGTGCTATCACGAACTGATGGATGTTCGTAACGACGTGTTGGAGTACCTTAAGACCAAGCGTTGGTGACATGGCAGATTGGAAAGTTGCGACCAATAAAGCAATAGCACATAACCTACTGAACAGTGTCGCAAGTCTACTAGATGGAAGATGGTACACGGTCTCAACCCTTGACCACACCGGAAAACGAACCACAAAGCACGTCATCGAATTCGACACTCCCGACGAATCCGATAGTGCCAACCCTGATGTTTCTGGGAGTGATCCTAGCAACGCTTAGTGTTATTGTAGCGGGATACTTTCATGGTCACATGAGTATCCAAGCAGTTTACAAATCACTTACTAACTTTACATAATGAATGATGATTTCCTTTGGGTCGAAAAGTATCGACCCAAAACTATTGATGAGTGTATCCTTCCTAGTCATATCAAGGATACACTGAAGGGATTTGTAAAGAAGGGAGAACTACCTAACCTTCTTCTTTCTGGTCCGCCTGGCATTGGTAAAACCACTGTTGCCAAAGCATTGTGTAATGAGATCGGAGCAGATTTTTATGTCATCAATGGATCCGATGAAGGACGATTCCTGGACACTGTACGGAACCAAGCGAAGTCCTTTGCTTCGACCTCATCGCTTTTCTCAGATGCTAAGCACAAGGTCATCATTATTGATGAGGCTGATAACACAACCCATGATGTTCAACTCCTCCTACGGGCGAACATTGAGGCGTTTTATAATAACTGTCGATTCATCTTTACCTGTAACTACAAGAACAAGATCATCGAACCACTACACAGCAGATGTAGTGTCGTTGACTTCGCCCTCACGGGCAAGGAGAAGCAAGGTATCGCTGCTGAGTTCTTTAAGAGACTCAATCAGATCCTTGCTGCTGAGAATGTGGAGGCAGATAAGAAGGTTGTTGCGACGGTTATTCAGAAGCATTTGCCTGACTGGCGGAGAGTTCTAAATGAGTGTCAACGATATGCGGCGAACGGTTCTATTGACACGGGTATTGTTTCAACATTTGCGAATAGCAATGTTCAAGACCTGGTGGGTTACCTCGCCCGAAAAGAATTTCCCAATGTGAGAAAGTGGATTGTTCAGAACATGGACAATGACACCAATACAATTCTCCGCAATGTGTATGATGCGATGTATGAGTCGCTGAAACCACAAAGTATTCCTGAAGCAGTGCTAGTGATCGCAAAGTATCAGTATCAATCTGCTTTTGTTGCCGACCAAGAGATCAATATGTTGGCAGCGTTGACTGAAATTATGGTACAGTGTGAATTCAAATGAGTCGTTCTCTAAAAACCCCGCTGCGGTATCCGGGTGGCAAGAGTAGAGCAATCAATAAGATTGCCCCATTTTTCCCCAAAGACTTTAAAGAGTACCGTGAACCCTTCCTAGGAGGCGGTTCTATGGCGCTGTACGTGACGCAAACCCGTCCTGACGTAGAAGTCTGGGTCAATGACTTCTACGAACCCCTGGTGACCTTCTGGCAGCAACTACAGGATCATGGCAATGAAATTAAGGACCAACTCCTCCAACTTAAACAAAGGCACCCTGACCCCGCTTCGGCGAAACATCTTTTCCTCGAAGCTAAAGAGTATCTGTGCCAAGACCCCCGACGCTGTGATGCTAAGGCTCGTGCTGTCAGTTTCTATATTGTTAACAAGTGCTCTTTTTCTGGTCTCTCTGAGTCCTCATCCTTTAGCAGGCAGGCGTCAGATTCCAACTTCTCACTACGAGGGATCGAGAAACTTCCTTACTACTCCATGATCATCAAGGATTGGAGAATCACTAACTTCAGTTATGAAAAACTACTTACTGATGACAAAAACGTCCTCACCTACCTTGACCCACCCTACGATATACGAAGCAATCTTTATGGACGGAAAGGGAGTATGCATAACCGATTCAACCACGACGATTTTGCTGCCGATTGTGATCGGTTTATTGGTCCTCAACTCGTATCTTACAATTCGTCTCAACTGGTCAAGGAAAGATTCGAAGGGTGGAAAGTAAGCGAGTTTGATCATACATACACCATGAGATCTACTGGATCTTATAGTAAGGATCAGCAAGAAAGAAAGGAACTGCTGCTGTTTAACTACGAGCAAACTCCTAAAATCAAACTAAAGTTTGAGGGTTGTTACAACTACGAAAGATTGAAGAAAGAAGGACTGATTGATGCCTGAACTTAAGGACTGGTTGAATAGTATCAACCAATCTAAGGTCAATATTATTGACGAGATGCCGGATGTCGAGTCCAAATATCTTCCGTATATTGTTAACAGATGCTTGTCTGGTCACCTGGACGCTGTGATGTATGCGAACGAGATGAATATTAACAATCATCTTGACAAGAAGTTACAGTATGACTTTTTACTAAATACTCTGAGATCAAAGAAAAGATTCTCTCCCTGGATTAGAAAGGAAGAGATGGAGAACCTTGAACTAGTCAAAAAATACTATAGTTATAGTAATGAAAAGGCGAAGCAAGTTCTTTCTATTCTGACTGAAGATCAAATTACATACATCAGAAAGAGACTTGACACTGGAGGAACCAGATGAGCGTGATCCAGGAACCAGAATATAACTGGTCACCTGACAAGATGATTGAGGTATCCCTAGCGGAACCAGACGATTTTCTAAAGGTCAGAGAAACACTTACACGTATTGGCGTAGCGAGTAGGAAAGAGAAAAAACTCTATCAATCCTGCCACATCCTACACAAGCAGGGCAAGTATTACATCGTTCACTTTAAGGAACTGTTCGCTCTTGACGGCAAGCGAGCAAACCTAAGCATGAATGACATCCAACGTCGCAACCGTATTGTTCAGTTGCTAGCAGATTGGGGACTGGTTGGCGTGGTAAACGCAGAACTTGTCACAGATATTGCCCCACTAAACCAAATCAAGGTCATCGCTTACCGCGAAAAGGGTGAGTGGATCCTAGAGACTAAGTATAATATCGGCAAAAAACGGACCCCAGAAGGGTAAACCGTAATAATCACGGGGGGTTTCACGACCCCCTTTTTCATGCCTTGTGTTATAATTAGTAGTGTCGCCCGAACAGGGGACATCCACGATGCTCATTAGAGGTCATGTTTAACACATCAGCAAATACTGTCACGCTCACTGTAGGTGACACCGCCCAATACTTGGAATCGATCAAACACCAACCAAGTTACCCACCTTATAACCTTGTAAAATACGGGGAGGTTTATAAGATGGAGATGGCACTAGCAGGATACTCGGAAGAATCCTTAAAGGTGTATGAAAAGGAGCACAATCTTTTCATCGAACACCCTGGACAAGTTTCTTTCGACGAACAAACACCCCAGTATATTCATAAAGGTATCTCAGGACGCCAGTTTAAACGTTCCTGGAAAATGCCAGAGGATTGGATTATTAAGGATGCTACCATGAAGAATGGTATGCTTACAATTACATTTGATGAAGTGGTGCCTGAAGAGAAGAAACCGAAGTACTTCATCGGAGGTGAATAAATATAGAAAAATGATAGTGATCTGTGTATAGTCGTGTTCTAAGACATATTTCAGCGTCAGATCTTAGAGAGTCCCTGACGCTGAAGTTTCGCGACAAACTGAATACCGTCTTCTGGAAAGACAACTCACTGCGCGGGGAAGTGCGTGAGGCGTTGATGAAGTTCGGCAAGGCGTTCGCTGAGTACGTTGATCTCCCTGAAGCAGCCATCAAGGACATCCTCATGCTCGGCGGCAACGCTGGATATAATTACACAAAGCACTCGGACATTGATGTCCACCTGGTAGTAGACCCAAAATATGTCCCTGACTGCGATCCAGAGTTGATCGATGATTACTACAGCGATAAGAAAATGCTGTGGTTGCTCACACATGATGTAAAAGTATATGGTGCTGAGGTAGAACCATACGTTGAGCAACCTGGTAAGAAGCGTAGGAAGAGTCAGGGCGTCTACAGCGTTCTTAAAAAGAAGTGGATCCAAGAACCAAAGCAGATTTCTGAGGATCCAGACGAATCTGAAATTGCGAAGAAAGCGAATAACTACAAGCGTAAGATCGAGACCCTAATCAGAGGAGACAACGCTTCTGGTATGAAAGCGGTGCTTAAAAAACTCAATGCTATCCGTAACGAATCGCTGGATAAGTATGGCGAGTATGGGTTTGATAACATGGTTTATAAAGAACTGCGTAACAGTGGGCACATTGACAAGGTACGCAAGGCTCTGGTAGAATTGAAGTC